GGACGCTTCCCACCAGGACGTGGAGAAGTCAACTCAGGAGCACGCTCCGCACACAGACACCTGGACTGGCATGGACGGTCAGACCGAAGCAGTTCAGGGCAAGCCTTTCCCGTCTGATGGCGTCAAGTCATCGGTCGAGAAGCAAGCTGACCAGATCGGCCCCGATCCCACTTCCCCCGACTACCGCGTCGATGTAGACGCTGAGCTAGGCGAGAGCGAGGTTGGCGACGGCACCAAGACTTGGACTGGTACCGAGGGTCAAGCTGACCCGGTAACCAACCAGGTTGACCCGAACATCGAGACGGGTGAAGGGCACGAGCATCAGCCCTCCGGTATCCCCTCCGTTGCAGCGGCACGTCGCCACGCGATCAAGTCGATCCGACTCGCTGACCTCGAAGAGTCCCTAGGACTTCTCGACGCAGCGGACAGGTTCGACCGTGCTGCCGACCTGGAGGATTCGAGTGAAGAGCAGATCGACGCTCAGATCGAGACACTCTCCAAGGTCAAGACCGCAGGTCTTCGCAAGCCGCAGGCTGAGAAGAAGGTCGCCGGACGCATGCCTAGCATGAAGCCGGTACACGCAGCATTCGACCCCGCCGACCACGGCGTGGACGAGCAGGAAGTAGAGGACAGCAAGCTGTTTCTCTAAGCCTGCACTAGATTCTTCCGTGTTGCCCACGATGAATCTGTAGATGGCTCTCACCCGAGAGCGATCCTAACTAGGAAAAGAAACCAACTGCTACGACTTACGTCTCTCAGCAACAAGTACGCACGGCGCACGCTCCGTGCTCTTCACGCTCAGACGCAAGGCTACCCGTATCCCGCCCGACTAAGCTCGGCCGTGGATCGGTCTCTTACCAACCCCTTCTCCCTTACCGCTCACGCGGGCAAGGCAGCTATCTGGCCCGGCCAGGTTGCTGAGAAGCTGGTCGGTAACGTCGTGCAGGTCATGGTTTCCGGTACCGCTCAGCGCGCCATGGGCCTCTTTGCTAACTTCGTCGGTGGAACGCTCTCCGACATTCCGGCAGAAGAGGACGCCGTTGGTGTGTGGCGCGGAACGGGTTCCGTTTGGGAAGTTCTAGCCCCGGTCTTCGATGACACGGGTCTTTCGGCAGCAGCAGGTGCCGAGGCTGGTGCCGCAGCAGGTACCGACGAGGTTTACCTCAAGGCTGGAGCAACCGGTCGTCTCATTCTGACGGCTGGCCCCGAGGACGCGCTATCTCAGGCACGCCTGTTGCAGCGCTACTCAGCCAACGCCATCGAAATCGAGCTTCTGGTCTAAGGACGGTCATGAGTAACTACACAGCACGCAAGTTCCAAGCGAAGTCTTCCGAGGACTACGAGCAGAAGCTCGGTTCAGTCCCGAAGATCAGCAAGGAAGAGAAGCAGCAGCGTCTAGCCACCATCCTTGGCGACAAGGCTGGAGGTATGCAGCGTCTCGGCCAGGGCATGATCGGCCCGATCCAGATTCGCCTTCGATACGAAGGAATGGTTCGGAACGTTCTCCTGGAGGACACGCTTGAGCGAGGCCCGCTCATGCCTTACGACATTCTGGACGACCTCGGAATGGCATACATCTTGAATGCCACCGATTCCGAAGTCAAGCTCCAGGTCTTCGAAGGCAAGCAGGCTTTCCCGTACCTCTTCCGAATCGCTTCCTTCCCTCGCATCCGCAAGGAAGACCTCTACTACCTCCGCGTCAACGCAGTTGAGTACGCGCAGGACGAGTCGCGACAAGCGATTCAAAAGCAGGAGGACTTCAAGCTGATCGTGCTTCTGGAAGGTGCCATCGTTGACTTCGGCGGCGGCTCTGCGGGTGTCTCACCCGCTGGAGAGCCGACCGGTGGTCGCGCAACTGGTATCTCCGCAGGCCCGACCGGTGCGGTCAGGGAGAAGACGGTACTCGTCGGCGCAGGTAACCCTCTAGAGCCGGTGGACTTCTACTCGGCTGTATCGATGATCGAGATCGAGCAGCTAGAAGCCAGCCGGGTTCTCATTCATCCTCAGGATGTTCGAGACCTCTACACCTGGGATATCAACGTCACGGGTTGGTCTTTCAAGGATCGTGTCTTCGCAGGCGAGCGAATCACCGAGTTCGGTGAGTTCCAGCTACAGCGCTCGGTCATGGTGCCTCAGGGAGAAATCTTCCTGACCGCCGACCCCGAGTTCGTTGGAGTCTTCCCCGTCATGTACAGCCTTGACGTGGAGGAGAACCACCTTGTGGAGCAATTCTACAAGGGATGGGTCATGGACGAGCTTGTCGGCATGCTGATCCTCAACGCCCGAGGAATCGCCCGAGTGGTCAAGGTAGACGCTTACACGGATATCGACACCTTCGCGGAGTACCCCTCTCAGGCAACGAAGATCGCAGAGCGCGGACTCTACGCCTAAGCCAAGTAACACTGAG